AATATACGATGAAGCAATACAAGAGATTGAAAAGATGGAAGAAGAAATGTACATGATGGGTTCGTTGCCATCTGAAATTCTGACAGGATAGGTAAATAAAATTCCTACCAACTTCTACTTCAATAACTTTCCTGCGAACCAGATAACCTCCGAGCAACTGCTCGTTGAGGACTTGGTTATTGAGGCAATGAAAATTTACGGCATGGATGTTTATTACATGCCACGTACCACACGCGACCAAGTAGACTATCTATTTGGTGAAGACTCTCTTAAAGAATACCGTTCTGCTCATCCAATTGAAATGTATCTGGAAAATGTTTCAGGTATGGATGGTGAGCAAGATTTTATTTCCAAATTTGGTCTTGAGATTCGTGATGAAGTTACGATGTTGGTGTCACGATTACGATTCCGTTATACAGTAAATGGATACACTCGTCCACGTGAAGGTGATTTAATATTTGTACCATTACTTAATAACTTTTTTGAGATTACTTTTGTTGAACATGAAGATCAACAGACGATGTTCTATACATTAGGTCGTGGTCGAGGTGGTAATGTATATGTGTATGCTCTGAAGATGAAGCAGTATGTATTTTCTAATGAGATTATTGATACTGGTGTAAAGTTAATTGATGAACAGATCGTAGATTACTATCCGAAAACAAGACTGTTCTTTTCTTCTGGCGGCACAGGTAGTTATTTAAATGATGAGATTGTATATCAAGGAAGTAGTTTAGCGACAGCAAATGCACAAGCACTTGTTCATGATTATATGCCAGGACAGTATGTAGAAGTATATCGTGTTCAAGGTGATTTTACTACAGGTTTATTAAAAGGTAATACAAGTACCAGCACAAGTAGAACAATTAATGTTATTTCTGATGCTGCTACTATGAACAATGCATTTGAGGACATCTTTGACAATGCTCGTATCGAAGCATCATCTGATGGCATCATCGACTTTACGGAACACAATCCGTTTGGGGAACCGTAATGTTAGGTAATGCTCAGTTCTATCATCGCACCATTCGCAAGATGGTAGTTGTATTTGGTACACTCTTCAATGATATTGAGATTGTACGATACACCCAAGCAGGTGTTCCAAAAGAAAAATGGAAAGTGCCATTGTCTTTTTCACCGAAAGAAAGATTTCTAACAGCAATCACTTCTGATCCTAATTTGATCAAGTCAATTGCTACTGTTGTTCCACGTATGTCGTTCAACCTTGACAGTCTGGAATATGATATTAATCGTAAACAAGTTTCAACACTTCGTAACTTTGCACAGAACGATGACACTTCAGTAAACACGCAGTTCGTTCCTATACCATACAACTTTCAATTCTCACTATCGATCTATGTTCGTAATACCGAAGATGGAACACAGATTCTCGAACAAATTTTACCATTTTTTACACCAGACTTTAATGTTACCGTAGACTTCATTCCTGAGATGGATCAAAAATATAATGTTCCTATTATATTAGATTCAGTAGCATCAACTGTAGAGTATGAGGGCGCATTAAATGAAGGTTCCACGCGATTAATTCTATGGGACTTGACATTTACTGCCAAAGGTTACATATGGCCACCAGTTAAATCTGGTAAGTATATTAAAACTGCCAATACTAATACATTTATTGATCTTACTACCAAAGATATACAAAAGGTTTATGTTGACTATGCTAATGGTAATGGTGTCTTTGCACAAGGCGAGACTCTTCGTGCAAATAACTCTGATTTATTTGCCACTGTAGACTTCTTCAGCAATACCTCAAGTGGAATATTAATAGTAACTGGTGCCAATAAGATTATCAAAGTGGGTGACAAACTTACTGGCGATTATACTGGTGCCGCATACAATGTTGTTGTGACAGATATCAATTCTCTAAATGTTGTACAGATAAAAACACAAACTGATCCTGGAACTGCTTCATTGGGTGATGAATTCGGATTTATAGATACAATAAAGGAGTATCCAAATACTTTATCATGAAAAAATTAAACGCGAATCTCTCTGATATATTTGATGTTGAACCCATCAGAGAAGAAAAACCAACACCTCTACCAGTTATTATAGAAGCTTCTGATCCAATCAATGCTGATGCTGATTTTGCACGAAACAACATTCGTGAACTGGTAACACAAGGCAGTCATGCCATGAATGAATTAATGCTCGTTGCCCGTGATGGTCAACATCCAAGAGCATATGAAGTCTTAGCCACCCTGATGAAAAATCTAGGTGACTTAAATAAAGACTTACTGGAAATACAAAAACGTAAAAAAGATTTGGCACCCAAATCTGAATCCAACAATCTAAACATAGATAAAGCTGTGTTTGTTGGTAATACCGCAGAATTAGTAAAACTGCTTAAAACTCAAAAACAGGAAATGTAATGGAAACTCTTATCTCTCAACTCAAAACAATTCTAGGTACAAACTTTGCTTTATACCTGAAGGCACATGGATACCATTGGAACATTGAGGGACCAAATTTCCCACAATATCATTCTTTCTTAGATTCCTTTTACACTTCTGTGTTCGCTCAAACCGATGATATTGCTGAACATCTTCGTGCATTAAATTCTTATGCACCAGGTTCACTTGCTCGTATGCTTGAACTGGCAGACCTACAAGAAGCAACAAACATACCCGATGGTATTGCAATGATGCGTGACCTTGCTGCCGATAACGACAGATATATACTACATCTACGTGCTGGTATTGTTGCTGCTGATGGCGCAAACGAACCTGCTGTAGGCAATTTTTTACAAGACCTTTTGGGCGCACATCAAAAACATGGATGGATGTTGAGAAGTATTATTAAATAAATTATGGATGACGGATACCTTGGTAATGCTAGGCTCAAAAGAACGGGCACTGAACTATCCTACACAAAAGAACAAGTAGAAGAAATAATAAAATGTACTGAAGACCCCGTACATTTTATTAAAACCTACGTTAAGATTGTTAACGTTGACCGTGGTCTTATCCCATTTGACATGTGGGATTTCCAAGAGGACATGGTACGCACCTTTCATGAGAATCGTTTTACGATTGCGAAGATGCCCCGACAGGTGGGTAAAACAACCACGACTGTTGGCTACATGCTATGGGCAGCAATCTTTAATGAAGAATATACCATCGGTATCCTTGCCAATAAAGGTCAGTTAGCGCGGGATATTCTAAGTCGTATTCAAAAAGCTTACGAATACCTTCCTGTTTGGTTACAGCAAGGCATCATGACATGGAACAAAGGTTCTCTTGAATTAGAAAACGGTTCAAAGATATTTGCATATGCAACATCAGCAGCGGGTGTTCGAGGTGGTACATACAACTTAATCTTCTTGGACGAATTTGCATTCGTTCCACACAACATGGCGGTTGAGTTCTTTACATCAACGTATCCTGTTATTTCTTCTGGTCAGACATCCAAAGTTATTATTGTTTCAACTCCAAATGGTTTAAATTTGTTCTATAAGATGTGGACAGATGCCATTGAAAATCGTTCCACATATAAAACAGTTGAAGTTCATTGGTCAATGGTTCCCGGTAGGGATGTTAAGTGGAAAGAAGAAACAATACGAAATACATCTGAAGAACAATTTCGTCAAGAGTTTGAGACAGAGTTTATTGGTTCATCGGCAACACTTATTTCTGGTACTAAATTACGTTCATTGGCGTTCCACGATCCTTTATACACACAGGATGACTTGGCAGTCTTTGATGAACCGAAACCTGGTAGGATTTATATTGCTACAGTCGATTGTTCTGAGGGTGTAGAACAGGATTATTCAACTATTAATGTTATTGATGCCACCGAAGCACCATATAGACAAGTGGCTAGGTATCGAAGTAATAAGATTCCTTTGTTGTTCTTACCAACAGTAATCTATTCGGTTGCCAAAAAGTATAACGAAGCATTTGTTTTAATTGAAACAAACAATATTGGTCAGCAGGTCGTGGACATTCTCCATTATGACTTGGAATATGAGAACATTTATAAGCTGGAACACCATCATATTAAGGGTCAGAGCATATCCTCTGGCTTCAAACGTGCCGTTTCCTTTGGTGTCCGTACCACAAAATCGGTAAAAAAGATTGGCTGTGCCAACTTAAAAACCCTTGTAGAGAATAATAAGTTATTAATTAATGATTTTGAAACAATAGCCGAACTGAATACCTTTGTTAGAATCCGTGACACCTATGCCGCCGAAGAAGGACACAACGACGATATTGTCATGGGGTTAGTTATATTTGCTTGGTTAACCGCACAATCATACTTCAAAGACTCCACAAATATTGACATCCGAAAGCTGATGCTGGAAGAGAACAATATGTTGATCGATGAATCCATGACACCGTTTGGGTTCGTGGACAATGGCTTGCAGGAGGAAATCTTTGAGGATGGTGAGGAAAGATGGCATTACGCCGAAAAGCGTGGTTTCCCAAGGTCAAGATTATAAAAAACTAAATAGACTATAAAGACAATTGACCCAAACAATTAAAGGAGAAATCCAATGGCATTTCAATTATCAGCGGGTGTAAACGTATCAGAAATCGATCTGACTACAGTTATACCTTCCGTTGCTACTTCTATTGGCGCAACAGTAGGACCTTTTGCTTGGGGACCATGCAGTGAAGTTACCACAATATCAGACGAAGTTAGTCTAGTAAGTAAATTTGGTAAACCAGACAGTACAAATTATGAATATTGGTTCTCGGCAGCAAACTTTCTGGCATACGGAAACAACTTAAAAGTAGTTCGTGCAGTAGATACTGCGGCAGCAACACGTTCAAATAACGCTACAGCAAATACTGGCAATGGTATTTTAATTAAAAACAGTGATGATTGGTTAGCAAATCAGCAAGGTAATGCAGACGGTACAAACAATGGATGGGCTGCTCGTTTTCCTGGTGTGTTAGGCAACTCACTCAAAGTTTCTTTGGCAGACGGTGCTTCGTATGCTGGATGGGCTTATGCATCTCAGTTTACCGCAAGTCCAAACACATCAACATATGTTGCCTCCAAAGGTAACTCAAATGCAAACGATGAAATGCATATCGTAGTTGTTGACGAAGATGGTTTGTTCTCAGGCACAGCAAATACAGTTATTGAAAAGTATGCATTTGTTTCTAAAGCATCTGATGCAAAAGATGATTCAGGCAATTCAAATTACTATAAGAATGTAATTGCTGCTCAGTCACAATATATTCATTGGTTGGCACATCCTGCTTCCGCTAATTTAGGTTCTGGTACATCGTGGGGTTCAGTAGCAAACAATTCTGCATTCAAGACTACAACTGCCAATTTGACATTCTCATTGTCTGGTGGTACAGATGGTAATATTGGCACATCACAAATTACTTCGGGTTGGGATTTGTTTAAAAATTCTGAATCAGTTGACATTTCTTTGTGTGTTACTGGTACAGGTAACTCAACAATTGCTACTTATGTTATCAGTAACATTGCAGAATCACGTAAAGATTGCGTTGCATTCATCTCGCCAACTAAGGCAAGTGTTGTTAACAATCCTACAGGTGAAGCTGCCGCAGCAGTTACATTCCGTAATTCTCTGACATCTTCTTCTTATGCTGTAATCGATTCTGGTTACAAATATCAGTACGACAAATATGCAGATTTATATCGTTGGATTCCTTTGAATGGTGACATTGCTGGTCTATGTGTTCGCACCGATAATGAACGTGATCCTTGGTTCTCACCAGGCGGTTTGAATCGTGGTGTAATTAAAAACGTAGTTAAGCTGGCATGGAATCCAACTAAGACTGAACGTGATACTTTGTATGTAACAGGTATTAATCCAGTTGTTTCTTTCCCTGGTGAGGGTACAGTTCTATTTGGTGATAAGACGATGCTTGCTAAACCAAACGCATTTGATCGTATCAATGTTCGTCGTTTGTTCATCACACTTGAGAAAGCAATCAGTCGTGCAGCACGTTTCTCACTGTTTGAATTCAATGACCAATTCACCCGTGCTCAGTTCGTAGCAATTGTAGAACCATTCCTGCGTGATGTACAAGGTCGCCGTGGTATCACTGACTTCCGTGTAGTTTGCGACGAAACAAACAACACAGGACAAGTTATTGATTCGAATCAGTTTATTGGTGACATTTATATTAAACCAGCACGTTCCATCAACTTCATTCAACTGAACTTTGTCGCAGTCCGTACTGGCGTATCGTTCAATGAAGTTGTAGGAAAGTTCTAAATAGAGAGAAACAGGAGAAAATAAATGGCATTTAATGTAAATCAATTCCGTTCTCAATTACAGGGGGACGGTGCTCGTCCCAATCTGTTTGAGGTTAGTATGCCGTTTCCTGCATTCTCGTTGCCAGGAAACGCACAAACTAAAATGACTTTCATGTGTAAGACTGCACAATTACCAGGCTCTACCGTTAACTCTGTTCCTATGTCGTACTTTGGTCGTGAGTTGAAGTTTGCAGGTAATCGTACCTTTGCAGATTGGACAGTAACAATTATTAATGATGAGGACTTTGTGGTTCGTAATGCGTTTGAACGTTGGATGAATGGCATCAATAGCCACAATCTAAATATTCGAAACCCAATTGCATCGACACCTTCAGGTTACACTGTAGATGGTCAAGTTACACAATTTGGTAAAGCTGGTGATTCTTTGAAGCAGTATAAATTTGTAGGATTGTTCCCTACCGACATCACTCCAATTGATGTTGATTGGGGTTCAAATGATGCAATTGAAGATTTCTCTGTTACTTTGACCTACCAATGGTGGGAATCAGTAGCAGATGGCGTGATCTAGGAGTTGGGGGTTTTCCCCAACTTTTAATACTTTAGAATGAAAAAATAATGGCGATAAAATTATTCGGCTTTACATTAGGCTCAAAAGATGTCGTTCAGGTAGAGAAACCCGAACAGGCATCTTTTGCCTTGCCTACTGCTGCTATTGATGACGGTGCAGTTACCGTTACTCAAAATGCATACTACGGCACTTATGTTGACTTAGAAGGTTCAGTCCGTAATGAGATTGAACTTATCACTCGTTATCGTGAGATGTCCAATCATCCAGAATTAGATATGGCAATCGATGAGATTGTCAATGAAGCAATCTCTCATGATGAAGCAGGTAAAGTTTGTGATATCGTAATGGATAATCTCAAGCAACCTGAAT